CTTTCGTCATGAATTGTCGCGATCTCCCACTTACGAACATTGTTCGACGTGGTGAGTCCGACGGCTGCTTTTGGGATGCCTTTTTAGGCAACCCGTTTGAGGCACTTAGTGTTAACGCTAGTGTCTCTTCTTTCCTTAATGAAAACGTTAAGGCTTTTTATGAACGACACTCTGTTGGAGGTCGTCCAGGTATCTACGGGAGAAAGTCCTGTGGATTTGTCACAGGTAAGTCTAATCAGAAGATTAGGGAACTTATCTGTGAATATGGGGGCCCACGTATCAATCGTGGTTCCTTCAATTCTCCCCCTACTGTTATCAGCAATAGGGCGAGATTGGTTTATGGGGATGGTCCCCACAAATATCACCTAGATGGTTTATCCCCATCTGAGGTCATTAATTTTCTCTATACGCGTACCTATTGGTACAAACGTTTAAAGAAAGGAGCGCAAGCTCGATTACGAGCTTTCGTGTTTAAGGATGATTTGTGTAGGATTAAATCCTACATGTATACCACCGATGGTTTGTTAATCAGTCTTTTACTTGGATTTCCCGATTGTTTCGACCGGGAATACAAGTTGACTGATAACATCATCAAGTGGTGTATGTCAAATCTTCTGAATACATGGAAGTTCCAAAAGATGTTAAAGGATCTACGGAAATTAATCCGTAAGTCCTATATGGAGGGGGGAAAGAAGATTTCCCTCCCCCGTCAGTTCTCACCTCTAAAACAGTTTTATGATAAAATTGTTGAGGGGAGAAAATCACCAGACGATTTATTTCGTCTGGCAATGTTGACACAGACCCGTTCAACGGGCCTGCCTACAATTGAAATTTTAGACGAATCGGTGTCAAAGTTTGTAGAAACCGTGACAATTCCCGAGAAGCCAATTTCAATTTTGCGATGTGACGTTTTAAATGCCATACCGTTTCGGAAGCTTTGTATACCTACAAAGATTTCTATTAGTTCTTCGGCCTGTTTTGACAGACCAAGATCTCGAGGCGGGAGTGCTGGAGAAGCTTATTTCTTCTATCAGTCACTTCCCTCCCTTGTCCGATCTCTAGATTTAGAGACAGGCGAATTAACCTCATCTTATATTGATAAGGTTAAAGAACCAGGAAACGCAATGTTTCACTACGCACTTCAAACTATCAACTTAGTTGGTAGGCAAAGTGAGTTGGTGACACAAGTACGTCTCTCGGTAATAGGCAGTGTTGGTGCAAAGGCTCGAACTATTACTGTTCCAACCTTTTTGCATAATATTGCCCTACATCCATTCAATCATTGGGGTATTGAATGGTTAAAAGGTATCCCGCAAGCTAAGCGGGGTATCTCTGAAGGTCGAGGGGGCTATGGCTTCCTCAAAGACCTATTTGAACTGAAGAATCAAGAATTCTTTAGTTCTAATACTCTCATATTCTCCTCTGACTGGGAGACTGCAACTGACTACGGTCCATTTAACGTGGGCCGTATGCTGTTGCAATGTCTCGTTAGCAGATCAGACTTTCCCGCCTGGTATGGTGGGTTAGTTGCTGATTTACTATTTACAGCCAGAGATGTTTTCTATGAGAGAAAATATTTAACCACCACGAAACGTGGTTGGCTTATGGGTGACCCGGGGACAAAAATTATATTGTCCTTGGCTCAAATGTATTGCTTCTCAAGGGTACCAAATGCCCTTGGTTGCTTTTGCGGTGACGATGTTATCTTCGTCACTCATTCAATAACGGACCCATACGAGTATAAGAACTCGGTGAGTCTATTAGATTGTAAGCTATCTGATGATAGTACCTACATCTCAGATTTCTGCGGTCATTATGCC